CGAATTGATATCATCTTGTAGAGTTCTCATTCTTTTACCAGCCCATTTGACACCACGACCTGGTTCGCCCCAAGACTTGGTAAAGTAAATAAGTACATCGTTCTTAATTGGAATTTGATGATTCGGCAAACTTTCCTTGAACCATTCCTTGAATGATGTGTATAATTCCAACAATGATATCTTCTTCTTTGCATCGTCGATAATACTTTCTTCGATGAACTGACGGTAGATATCGTTTTTCTTTCGATATCCTTCCGTTGCCATTTTGACCTTTGCTGGCTCGAAATGCTTTCTTGTCTGCTTGCGACGCTCTAGGAGAAGATAAGCAAATGCTTCAACCATACCAGGAATCTTATCGGCAAACTGACGATCCTTGGGATAACGTTTTTCCAAAATTTGCTGTTCAAGAGTTTCAGGAGCATCATCGCAAAAAGTTGCTTCGTAAGGTATCACCCTAATACGGTTCCAAACGGCCTTATCACCATAGGGTAGTTGAGGGGGCTCATTACAAATAAGAACGAGTTTAAACATGGGTGTAATTTCCCCACCCTCTTTGAACAAACCACGAGCGAAGAACGTATCATTGCCCGAAAGTTCTTTCAAAATACCGATATTAATTATATCCTTTTGATCAGGTTCTTGTAGTACAGCAAATCTGACTCCGTTACCAGCTCGGACCAATTCAGGACAAGCAGCGCTCGATTGCGTTCTCTTACCAATAATCAACGAGGTGGGAAGCTTTACGGCATACTCCCCAAGCATTTTCTCAAACAAAATTTGTGTAATAGATTTAGCATTGTCACCTTCTCCAGTCCACACTTGTACAATTTTACTATGATTACCTCCTACAAATACATCACTAGAAGTGTCCATAAAATACTCTCGTACACTTTTATCTGGAAAAACCTTAGACAGGAAGTCTTTGACTTGTGCCATCTCTACTGCGGTATTGTCGAAGATCTTGTATTCTATTGCCATTTGCAATGAGATATAATCTTCTGGACTCCCGGCTCTGAAACCGTGGGTTCTTGTGTCGTAAACACCATTTTGAAACCCAATAAGATACGGGTTCTTATTTAGTTTCTTCAAAAAGCTACCGTCGTAAAAAACTTCCATACACTCTTTCATTACATTTCGTTTGAAAGGAGCACTTTTTAAACTGCCAACGAGCTTCATCAATTGTTTTACTCTTTCTTTGTACATGGCCTGTTCACCAGCATCTGATGCATTACTTAGTTTGTCGAAATACTCTTTTGACAATGAAGTATATTTCTCCAAAATGGCTCCCGAAATTTTCTTTTGAAGATAAATACCTTCTTCAATTTCTTGCCATCTATGATTACGAAACTGAAACCACAATTTGTGTTTCAAACTCGCGCAGATGAATTCAGTACCGTACAATTCATACAAAGCTCTTGCAATATCGTTATGAGATCCACTCAATGATTGTTGAATATATTTCTTGACATTTGCGTCGCGAAGTTTGTCGTATTCATCCGGACTATCCATTGATGCAAAATGACGCAGAGATCCAATGGTATAGTCTTTCTTAACCATTTTGTCCCAATGCCGAATACAATCTTGCTCGTCATATTTGTCACCGCAACGCTGGGAAAACTCCAACCACATTTCACGAGCTTCATCGCACCCGTTACCGATATTAAATAGAACCCATCCAATTCTAATCCACTCATTTCTATCGTTTGCTCGTTTATCATCCAACATTGCTACCAATTGTCTAACCATTTCTATGTTTTCGTGGAAATCTATATCTTCGAGTTCTTCACGGGTTCTCTTGGGTTGCTTAGGCTTTCTCTTGGCATCCATCGGAGCAGGTAATCCACTTCTGAGTTCCTTAATGTCTCTCCCGAAAGGAATTATACTTAATATTCTTGGCAAGTAATATTCAACTTTACCAACAATTTCTATTTCTTGTTCATTTTTATCCAGCAAAACATATTCACCGAATGCTTTTTCCAGCGTTGTCTCTTTTTGTTGGTGATCAAAAACCTTATCTACCAAATAAGGATCTTTATCAGCAGCTTTTCTACCCCCGTATAGCAACCATGGGACTTTAGAATAACTTGTATCAATCAGGCTTGCCGAATCGACAAACCCAACATCTTCAAAAATTTTGTTTTTACCGACTTGATCTTTAATTCGTGGTATGAGATGTGCTTCATGCTCGACGCGATTTAGGAAAATATATGGAAAATGGAGATGAAATCCATGTTTGGTATAGTAAGAATCCTTCCTCATAGAAACATATGGGTCTTTTTTCAAAAAGACGCAGTGGAGGTCTTCCTCGCTACATTCATCTAAGATTTGTCGCAAAACATTTTGATAGATTTCTACCAGTTTCTTGACATGATTTTCGTTATATATAGGTACGGGACTATCTCTGTCCTCGTCATCTGACATTTTTCGAGCAATGTCTACATCTACTAGCACAGGCAGATAGGGTTGGGGCTTTTCGGCGACGCCGCAAAGCATAGTAGGATCTTCCTGGAGAGTTGAACAATACGTCTCCCAGAAGTTTTCCTGATTATTTCGATTTATACAGAATTTGCCTTTGTTTCCAAACAAAGACACGTGAGTAAGGTATACATTGTCACTTTTGTGACCTTTAAGTACTTTCCAGATTTCGCGATTCATTGGCTAGTTATTAGTTAATGACATTTTAAAATTTTATTTCAATTTTCAATTCCAAAATAAAATTTTATTAAAATCTGTATTAAATTATTCGGTGGTTGGCTCCGCGAATTTTGCTTTATTGCAACTAATTGTATGAAGGAGTCTTTCGTATGAAATCACGAAGAATTTGTACGTAGAATAAATTTGAAGCTTATTTTGCCCTACTGGTTCAATTCTAATATGATGATCCATACTAAGATGTCTAGACATCTTGTAAGTTAATCTCCACATGACTTTGTAAGAGTCTTGTAAACTAGAATTATAGTAGAAAGGTCTACCGTTTACCGAAATAACATAAGTACTTTTGTCAGCGGTGATTTTAAAAGATCCTTGTGAAGGATCTTCTGCTTCTTCCTCTTCGTCTTCGTCTGATTCACTCTCGGACTCGTTATCAGTATCTTGTTCACAGCATTTACCGCATTCATTATCATCCTCACATGTCTCCGTTTGGGTTGACTGTGTATTTTCTGAGAGTGGATCAACCACAGGTTCCGCTATAGGTGTAGTATCGACTGTCTCGATGGTGTCTGCTGATGTACTTTCTTCGTTGGTGTCTCCTTTCTCCGCCGAGCTGGTAGTTTTAGGCCATAGGTATGAACTCATTTTATTTATCTTCTTAAAAAGTTTAAGCTAAAAATATTTTTTTCTGAGTTATTATAAATAACAGAAAAATGAGAAAAGAAAATTCTAAATACGTAGAAAGAGATGGACCAATTAGAGATAATGATAAATGTAGCATGACTTGTGCAGAATATGCAGAAGGAGGAGCATCTTTAAATTTTTACTTTGATGGAGACGTTTGTGAATGTGTCGATCCAAACCCAGCAGACCCGGTTTTCAATTCGCAAGGCAAGCCACCAGGGAGCGGATACGCCAATCTTGGCGCGTGTTGCAACGATCATCCTAAGGCGGGGGGGTGCGATCAATGCCCAAGTGGTGGTGGCGGTGCATCATGTCCCCAAGGTCTAAAGTATCCAACAGTACCGAGTCCTTTTGGGCATTTTAGGTGTTGCAAGGGCGAAATGGCCGCGGTGCAATCTTGTTCTGAAGACGATAATGGAGACGCATTATGCGCAATTTATGAACTTGCCCAGTCCACGAACCAATGTCAATCCGATGAAGTGAATACCAGCAAAGATCCGTCGCATCCGAACATGACGCAAATAAAGGTATGCCCAGAAGATGTCCCACATGGATTCCAAAACTTACTATCCTGCGCAGGACCACCACCACCAATAAGAAATTATTGTAAATCAGACTCGGATTGTGATACAGGTTACAGTTGTCACAGGAACAAATGTAAAAAGAGTCATGGTGGTAAAAAAGGAAAGAAGCCAAAACCATCTCCATCACCATCTCCAGGACCATCACCAAATCCTTTTGGACAAGGTGACAATAAAGGAGGTATGTCTGGAGGTGAAATAACTGGTATTGTAGTCGGTAGTGTCGCCGGAGCTATTCTTCTATTATTAGCAGTCGGAGCTTTGTTGAGAGGCTCAGGTAAGAAAGGTAAGAAGAAATAATTGAGTTTTTATTAACATTTAGTTAACAAAAATTAATCAGCTTTAGGTTTATCGTCGGCTGGACCCTCTACCGGAACATTTTTCACCGCTTCTTCACCGTCTTCTTTGGAATCTTCTACTAAAGGATTCTCTTCCCTCACTGTCTCTAGCTTTTTGGTTTCCCCGTCATCATCACCCGGGTGTGGCCGCCTTTCAACTGTCACAGTACTTCCGGCCAAACGAGAAACCTTATAATTTGGATCGTCCTCGATCTTCAGAGAATCCTGTTCTTTGGCATAATCTTCTAAGTCGATAACATCGATATTAAGATATTTCATAAAACTAGAGTCGTTTTTATCTTCTGGGATACCAGCTTTTTCACGGGCTTCTATATATCTACCCAGATACCTTTTGGCATAGTCGTCATCTTCGTCGTCCATCTCTTTAATCTCTAAGAGAGTTTTCTCAAACACATCAATCATTTCATTCAACTTCGTACGATGTTCCATGTAACTCCAAACAACTTGTGCCTTTTTAACACGCAAACACGTGTATTTTTCGTACGGATCAGACGCTTCCTGTTCTACTGCTTCCTTGAGATTTCTCTCTCGCTCTCTGATTTCATTTACTTGCTTTTTCTCTTGTGCTCTCTTCTCTTTCACATCTTCACGAACAATTTTGGAAATCTGTTGATTAATATCAACTTCCTCTACTTCCGCGCTGAAATCAGATTTGATCGTAATAGGCATTGGTTTACCAACAAAACCATGATATATTTTGTGATAAGAATCATGATTTCTAATCAATTCCTCTGCCTTTTCGTTGGTCTCTTCGACTGTCGAAAAAGTACCTCTGATTTTAAGCATTCCAAATATACCATCTTTATCTGGCTTAGCTCCTTTAGAAGGAATAAATGAATGTAAAGAATATGTCTGACCCGGGATTTTTGGATCCGCATATTTTCTATCATAAGCGATATCAGTCAGAGAAGAAACAAAACATTCCTTGTAAGCTCTTTCACAATCTTCATCATTCAAAACTGGTTTAGATTTAGGTTTGTACCCAGTGACTACTTTATCAGCTGGCGATGTTAACGAACTTTGTGTGTCTGTCATTTTTAGGTAATAAGTAATTGTTTAAGCATTTTTAGAAAAAATTTTTCCTTACATAAATCAATGGATGTCACAAAGTTACGAGCTATGATATCGAGACCCTGTGAAAATGCTTTTCGAGTACCCTATACAACTCGCAAGTACGCAGATGTTTTGAAATGGTGGTCTTTTTACAAACAAGGAAAACTTTCTAGAGATATTACGTTACTTAATAGTATTTTTTCTTTCCGAAGACAATCTTCGGATCACATCATTCTTTATTCTTCTTCTGCGATACCAGAATCAGTGTTATTATTAGGTAAAGTAAATGGTAAATATATTAATATTAATTTACCAATGGGTATGGAAAATGAGCTAAGTAGCTTCGTGGCCGTCTATGTATGATATTATTCTTTGAATAATATCAAATTAATGTGTCATTTTTCTTAACCATGGTTTGTATTTTTGTTCTAGATTTTCAAGTTCTTCCATCCATATGTCTTCTGGAGTCTTTCCTTGTATAGTTTTCAACTTAGTCTCCTTGGACTGTATATCTTTATCCAGAATGTCTAACTTATTTTGAGTAAAACTTCTGTTAGGTAAGTTCAGTAGGTAGTCATAAGTTTCTTCTTTTTTAGCTGTGACCAGTTTTACAAAATCCATCATCTCCATGTCAGAGATGATATCTTTTTCTGGTCTTTTGAAGATCACCAGATTACCTTCCATTACATCGCTAAGATATTTTCTTTTGTTTCGGAGAACTACCAATTCTTTTTCGATACCTTTGATTACAAATGCTTTTCGTTTTTTATACAACACTAATCGACACTTACAAAAATTATCAAGAATTTCAGCTACCTTTTTAAATTTCTTGAGTTTTCCTTTGGGTGTGAATAACACCATGTTAGTAGTTGAGATAGTATTCTTCAATTTAAGATTGTCGAGATTACATTTCATTCCATTTCTGTGTTCTGTAATTACAAACTTCACTTTTTGTGGTGTGGAATAATTTTGAAGGCTCTTGATGAGTTTCTTTTCCAACAAGTCTTCCAAAAATTCTTTGTACTTGTCAGTCCACATACCTATAGGTAACTCGGTAATCGTAACTTGGTTCTTTTGTCTCCCCATAACACCCGAAGTAGAATATTTTGATTCTGTGATTTTAGAAACCTTGCCTTTGAAATTTCGATACCATGGAATCAGTTCGGGAACACTATCAATTCCGTTCTTCATCCACGTCTTACAAGCGCTGATTAAGTCTTTGGGATTATAAGTAGGAATACTACAAGACCATCCTGTCCCAATTCCTGCTTGACAACCATTGACGAGTACCATGGGAATGATAGGAATATAAAACTTTGGTTCAATCATTTCACCATCTTCTCGATGACGGGGTAACAATTGCTCATCGTCTTTGATAAAAATATCCCTAGTCAATGCGTCTAGTTTTGTAAAAATATAACGCCCCGCGGCTGCATCTTTTCCGCCTTGCATTCTAGTACCATACTGTCCATCTCGAAACAGCAATGGAATATTAGTCTTTCCCACAATATCGGCGGCTAGATTTTGAATTGTATCAAATAGACAATGTTCCCCGTGATGATATGCGGAATGTTCAGCTGTGTAACCAGCCAATTGAGCGACTTTCAAAGATTTTCCTCCATAAGAAAGCTTTCTTTTGAAGACAGCATACATAATTTTCCGATGAGACTCTTTGAAACCATCAAGAAGATGTGGAAGACTTCTACCACAATCATCAATAGAAAACATGATCATTTGCTGATTGATAAAGTCTGTGATAGACATATCTTGAACTTTGGCATTCGAAATTTTTGTTAAACACGTGGTTGGATCATATTTCCTAAGCCAATTTTTACGCGCATCTGATTCGGAAGAACTAAACACCATATTCATATTATCGTCGGCATCTTCATCTCTTTCGTATCTGATCACGCGTTGACCAAACGTTTTCTTGACTTCATCGTTTGAAGAAGTACCCAACCCTTTGTAATATTTCCTTCGAAGTTTTCCATTATCGTCTTGTTTAATAAACTCTTTGAATTTTCTTTCATCATAAAATACTCTGGTTCTATTTCCATCCAACACTTTAACAATAGGAGTTTCCATTGAAATTATGTAAGGATCTTCTCGTTGCAATAGAGTCGGGAAAAGAGTATGAAACATGTTGAGCAACAATCCCTTAATGTGAATACCGTCAACATCTGCGTCGCATAAAATGGCTACTTTACCATAATTCAATGTATCAAAATTCTTTTCAATAGTATAATCCACACCTAATCGAAGGTTCAGAGCATTGATCGCGTTTTTGATTTCATTGTTTTTGGCGATACTTTGTGTACTCGCATTTCTAACATTGAGGAGTTTACCACGAAGCGGAAACAGTCCAAAATAATCTCTACCTTTGACTTGTGGAAGTTTAGTATTCCCAACGAATCCTTTCTCAATTCCACGAGCTCCGTAAGTCTTTGCTGAAAGCCCCTCCGTAAAGATACAGATACATTCTCCCGATTTCTTAGTACCGGCAAAATTGGCTGGATCGTAACCAGGAATTTTCTGGAAAGTTTTCTTTTTCTTTTCTATCTTTTTCAAAGTCAACAATTCCTTTCCCTTAATAATATCTTGAACTTTATCGGCGAATTTCCATTTCATAAGAGTTGTTATGTGTTTCTTAGTAACTTTAGGTTTGGGAGTAGGTGCTGTGAGACACGTCTTAGACTGACTACTAAACTCTGGGTTGGGTAAATCAGCTTTAATTAAAATTCTGAAAAACTGCTTAATATCTCTAATATTGACTGAAGGTTTATTCTTTTTGTTGAACTTGGCAAGCATGGGTTTGAAGATAGCATTTGCCCAAACATCAACATGGACCCCGCCGTCTAAGTTGTGGACACCATTTGTGAATGCGACAAAGTTGTAACTAGTGTCTGGAACTAACACTACGACGCAATCATCGGTCTTGATTTGAAGTATTTCGTCGTTATCACAAAAAAGTTTGGAGTAATCTTTCAAATTTGTAATAGGCACTTTCTTTTTGTTAAGCATGACAGATACACCACTACAACCAGAAATCATAGAAGTGTCATAGATGTATCTATAATACAAACTTAACAGATCTTTTGAATAATTAGCAATTTTGAAAAAAGCAAAGTCGGGCGTCCAAGTAACCAAAGTATACGGATTACCACTTTTACGTTTCGTAATGATTGCTTTTTTACATGTTCGCATACCATCGGTCCATGTTTGACGATAGACTTTAATCCCTTCGTCATCTTCATTTGGAACTCCTATTTCTATCTTAAATTCTGTAGAGAATACATTCGTTAACTTTGCACCATAACCATTTCTTCCCGAACCCTGACGTTTCCTGGTGTCATCGTAGTTATCAGATGTCAGTAATTCTCCAAAAATCATCTTTGGGATAGTAGATCCCGATTCGTGTTCGTCCAATGGAATCCACGAACCATCATTCCATACTGAAGTTTCTCCAGTTTCGTCATCGAAAGTAATCTTAATCTTAGTCATGTGAATATCATCTTCAACGCTTCTGTATATATTATCTATAGCGTTTGAAACGATTTCTACGAATATTCTTAACATGGCGGGAATATAAACAATGTCCCGTGTTATAAGTGTTGGTTTATCTGCCAATAGATCTGCAACACAGTGTTGATGTAATTCTTGAGGTTTAACAGAACCCACATAGGTGTCAGGACGCTTTCTAATATGTCCTAAATGGTCTGTTTTCTCGTATTTTCGTTGATTCGGTGATTTATGAGACATTTTCCATTTCAATAACTACTTTTTAAATTCATTTTATGTTAAATGAATTTACAACCTTAAACATCGGTTCTATTTTCGTGAAGTTCTACGAATTTCGACAATATGTTTTGTAATTTACTAGGAAATTTTGTCATATCAAATTTGAGACCGGATTTAAGTTTTTTCCCTTCAAAAGGTATAGTATTTTGAGTCGTATCGGGATTGGTGATCTGATACGCTTTTATGAGAGCATACACTAATTCTTGTGTATTTTTTTCAAATTTCTTAATTTTCTGTGAAATATCTATTTGAACTTGATGAGTCAAAACTTCATTTTCACTAGACACCATATTATTTAGAGAATCAAACAATGGAAATTTGGTAGTCATTTTTTTATAATTTCAAAATTATAAAAATCACTTTGAAGTATAAGCGGAATCAAATCCCAGATAACATACCGAGTCTCGCGCTCCTGAATTTTTAGGTTTTCCTATAGTGTACCCTGGAATAGCAACTGAATTCGCAGCTTTACTCTTAGCAACATTGCTCTGTGGTTTTTTATTTTTAGACATTTTCTTAGCAATTTCTATCACGAACCGTTTGATTTCCTCCATATCGTGTGGTCCATCATACCTCATAAAAGGTTCACCATTCACGTGTAGAATCATTAACGGCACGTATTTGATAGGAGACTTGGTAGTTGAAGATTTAGTGACAATCCCTTTATTTTGACTTACATTAACCATAGCAAAAGTACAACCTCCTACGGAATTGGGGAGTTTTTTGAAAATAGGAATCAATGACTGACAATGCTGACACTTAGTAGAATAAAAAAGTACAAGTGAATATCCTTCTATCCCCACTGCGAGTGTTTTCCCTTTTTGTGTTTCTTTAACTGTGAAGTCTGTTTCGTTCAAGTAAAATAATCCTGAGCTCATTTTTAATGACTATTGTTTCTTAAAATTAATTTAATAGTTTTCTGGTATTCAAGAAATGGAAGGAATAGATATAACTAAAACTAAAATTCCCGAATTCGGACCTCTGAGTTTGACCTGGTTTAAGCCTATGTATATAGACGATGAAAAATGGTCCAATGTCATAAGCTATGTCTGGGCCCAACTATTATGCTCTGATGTTTACAAGACGATAGTAAAAAATTGGAAAACAGGATTTCCTAATTACTTGAAAACGTTTAAATACGATCACAATAATAAAAAATATTTCAAACCAACAAGTGTGCAAAAAAACGAAGTTCAATTAAAATCTATGATAGATTCTTTGAAATTATTCGACCAAACAGTATCGGAAAGTATCACTGGTCTCGAAACTTTAATACAATTATTGCAAAATTGGGATTCGATAGATGGTAGTACATATGCGGATAAAATTTTTGTAGACATGAAAAAATCCCTAAACTCCTCGCTAAATGAGAAAAATAGAATAACATACGATAAAGATGGTAATATAATTAAAGAATCTACTGGTAGAGAAGCATTTGTCCAATTTTTTAACAGATTGCCATTTACTGCCGTAGTTAACATAGGTAGAAAAAGAGATGGGAGAATTAAAACTGACATTTTGTCTGATATAAGCGAAGAAGATGAATTTGATATAGAAAATTCTGATGTTAGAGATTCTATTGTAGATATTTTGGAAGACAAAATGTCAGAAATTGTATTAGGTAAAGCAGAGGCCGACAAAGAAATTACAGATTTACAAGTTGAACTTAAAAAACTGAAAGAAAAAGAATATTTGTCGAGGGAAGAGCTGAAAAGTAATTGGAAACAATTACCAAGAAGTGAAAAGAAAAAATTTGAACATTCTTTGAAAAACGAATTTTTGAAAATGTTGTACCAATGCCGACTTACTAAATTCAAAGAATATCTGACAATCGTTTATCAGAACGTTGTTCAAAATGACAAATATAGAAATTTATTAATGCAAAGTCTTCCAGATTTACAGTCGTATTTTCTCACGGGGCAGCTCAAATACAATCGTATAATTTACGTGGATCCTTTTAATTTTCAAAAACCTTTATTGGGTGTTGGTGTCATAGATCATACACTTAGAGGAACTAATAATGTGGGTAGAGTTTTAATGGATCTACGAAAAGAACTAGTTATCAAAAAGAAACAACATTTGGATAAGGAAACTATCGCAAAATCTTTGAGTACTAAGAAAAGATTTTTATTAGCTCATGGTAAGTTAGGAGAGTTATTGAAACAACGAGATATTAAAGAATTTGTGGGGTTAAACACTGATCAGATAATACAACGACTTAATGATGGTGTAAGGGTGCAAACACCGAATAGAAGTTATTTGATATATCCCGATTGTTCCACTGTGGATTGTAATAACTTATCTCTTGATAAAGTTAGCGAAATTTTAAAAGATATGGGCCTTGAAGATATCGAGGTCCAATCTTATAATAAAACAAGACCTGATTTTCCAGAATTATCAGAATGGTCAATAGACTTCATCTATAATAAGAATATAAATGGGGTTCAAACCATATTTGATTACGAGGAACACAATCCCGGAAATCTTGCTAACTTTTTGAGAAAACAATATCTACGCAAATTATATGAAGTTCAGGTAGAAGAAGAGAAGATGAACATAGTTAGAGCTGTACTAGAATTTTTGTATTTGTCTGACACCAAAAATAGAGTAAAAGAAAGGGAAATGGAGGCTCTAATCACTCAAGAATTAAGTGATTTGCCAAGTTTAGAACTCGCTGCTTTAATAGAAGTTTTAGATAAAGCATATACAGGGGGTGATTTAGAAGAAGTTGTATCCGAAAAATGCGGAGTGTGTGACAAACAAGTAACATTGGAAGATACAGATTATGATATCACCGAGTTTGTAGCCTACGTACTTGAAAGAGATGTTAAACAGGGTAAATTAATAAGTCGTATAAGACAAGCACAGGTGAATGATGCGGAGAGTTGGAAATTTTTGAAAAAAATGAAAAAACTTCCCATAACTATTTCATCCGAACCAGGTATTTCCGAAGATCTAGAATTATTAGACCCACGCGATCTTCATGTTGCATCGTTATTCGAAGGATCTTTCGGGGATCCCTCGAAAGATCCAGGTGATAAACCCAACCCAATATACGACCAAGCTAAATTTATGTCAAATATTGGGTTGAGTTCTGGTTCTAAGACGACAGGAGATATTATATTTTCAAGTATTCCGGGTCAATATCAACCCTTTGAGTTATCACCAACAGCTCCTATAATATGCACAATCGACTATTTCAAATTTCCAACAGTATTACATGCTGTTTGTTATTTATGGTTTACTAGAGAGTTTAAAATCCCGAGAGAACAAAGTTATCAAATGTTATTGAAACAAAATTGGCGAGATTTGTTAACAACGTTGAGAATATTTGACGACATCAGAGAAATTCCATTCAATGAATTTAAAATTGGATTAGAAAATAGAGGATTTTTAGATATTGCAAGAGACATCGAAGAAAGGCTTAAAATATTGAGAAAAAATAACTTTGATATTTCAGTTAATTCTACCACATCTCCAAAAGATATAGAGTTGGGCGATTTACCGATATCCAAATCTCTATTGAAACATGAACTGATAGTTAGACTTTTAGATTCTGGTAAATATGAAGAAAATCCTTTTGTTACCTGGGACATAGCTTTCAAAATTTTATTAGACATGATGGATAGAAACATGTTTGAAACTGCTAAAAAAGCACTCGATAAAGCCCACGAAGTTAAATTTGCTTCCAAAATGATGAAAGAATTACTTAGCAGATCAGGAAGCAGTATTCTTTATCACGGAGACCGAGAAGATACAGTATTGGGTGTGGGACCTAAAAAGTCTGGTCTAAATCTCGCTGGGCATTCTCTCATGGAATTACGTCAAACTTTACGCGAACAATCAAGTAATATTATAGAACCAGATGATGAAACTTCTGAACAACTGGTTGCATTATTCACAGGTAAAATAAACTTATTCGGTGAATTATTACAACTTTTAAACAAACATTTTAATGATATTGATTTGGCAGTGAAACTTTCAAGAGGATTCCTTGTTCTTTACAAAATTAACTGTGGAGCGGGTGAGGGGGCTCCTTTTAAAATCACTAACAAATTACAATACGTTGTTAAGGATATTGCAAACAAATACAGTCAAAGATACAAAGATATTACTAGCTTGTTATGGGACTACATCAAAATTATGTATGGGCAATATTCCAGAGTTGTTCAATCAAAACCTACAATATCACCGGAAAAAACATGTATGTTTGATATAAATGAAAAATCTATCAGTAAAGATACAGAGGAAAAATCTAAAGTTATCATAACTAAACTTTTAAGATGTTTGTTAGTAGAATTTAATTCCCAAGATAAAATAGACAAGCTAGAAGAGATATCCCAGGAAATAGTGTCTTCTAATATTGGTCGTTCTAAATACATTGGAAAATTAAAATTAAAACAATTATCGTCATTGCAAAGAGAACAAATAATAGATGGCGAAGTAGAATATTATGACATATAAAACAACTACATTCAATATTTCATTTCAACGAATGAAATATCTAAGAAAAATATTATAATAGACAAATGGAAACAGTCCCACGAAGAGATATCTGTGTTCAAAATCATTGGGTTAATGTGTATAACCCTGTTGAATTATTAGGAACAAACATTAAAAATTTACCCAAGTCCAAGTTTAATCGATTTTACAAGGTGGAAGAAATTAAAATAGATAAGAGATGTCCTACTGGTCAATCTTATAAGATTTTATTTCTCCAAGATATAGTCGATAATTTACCTCTTAATTCTAATACGTATTTAGAAGCCAAAGAGTATTTCCCGAAAGTATCAAAGGAATATATCCTGAGCACATGGAGTCAAAAAATAAATATACAAGATGATTGGGATTCCCTTAAACGTTCAGGAATAATATTTTCATCCCAGGATCGTCAATATTTCAAAAACATAAAACCTGTTGAATTGGTAAATGAAGGGTGGCTTGAAGCCAAGGATAAATTATACCAGATAAAACCATTTGAAGCTGATAATTTTAATATTACTAGCCTAGAATTAGAGATAGTGTTGAAAAATAGAACCGAAAAAAAATTAGATCCCCTCGAAATTTTTGATTCAATGAAAGTTTCTGTCAAACTCCCATATGTTTATTGTTTGGGAAACACTAAGGAACTTTCCAATAGTATATACACTCCTGAAAATAATAGTAATTTTTGTTGTACATTGTGCTTGTCATCATTACCGGTAATAAAACCTAAATTAGAAATAATATTTCGATCTGAAAGGGAATGGGGAGCATTGGATTTAGTTGTTAAACCCC